ATTTCCAGAAGCCGGTTGCTATTACAACTACAACGGCGACTCTCCCATTCAACGAACTCTTTGACGATTTGATTGCTGAATACGTCGTCAAGTATTTCAGAGGCCCAAAGACTGAGGGGGTACCTGCCGATAGTCTTTTGAGTAAGATGGTCATTGAGAATGTAGATTTGATTGCAAACCGGTATGACAGAAGAGCGCCGGTTGAATTTCCGCAGGCAATTGATTGGGGTAACATTTAGGAGGTCACAATGGATATTGATCCTGAAATGATTGAGAAACTTTCTGGTAATCTCGATGAAAGACAAACAAGGGCTGTTCCGAAAAATTCAATACGGGATAAATTATATCCGGGCGAAGATACATACTTCAAGACAAATCCCCATGTCAGCGGGATGATGGCGGAAGATAACAGGATAATAATAAATCCGTATTCGCCGCCCGAACCACGTCGGGATGGAACACCAAAAGGAAAAGGGTGGCTAGGTGTTTTACCTGTCACATATTCAGACGGGAAAGTAGGGGTAGCGACTGAATATTCAGTTGGTATCAGGTTTGATAATAAAGAGACTGAAATACCAACGTTAATTCCTACATTAACTCCAGAAGAGAAGAATTTTATGCTTAATGATATTATTCCAAATCACAAACAGGTTCCAGAACCGATACTTAGGAAGGCTGTTGAACACGCCAAACAGAGAATGAAACAAGGTTTTAGTCCATATAAGGACTAAAGGAGATTATATAATGGCAGGAACATGGCCGAATCTCGATGCTTCCGATATGGAAACCAGAGTAAGAACTTATTTAAACGAGGTTACCGCTGGATTTTTTACCCAGGCGGAAATATATCGCTGGCTGTCTTTGGCGCATAAAGACATTGCCCAAAAGACTTTATGTGTCAGGCGCATTCTGGACGCAAAGACCACTGCATCCACACGCAATGTCACGGCGAATTGTTACAAAGTCCTGCACGTTGAATACATCCCTTCATCCGGGAGGGAAGTCATGTTGACCAGGATTGACCCCTTAAAGGCCGGCCATTATCCGGCTTCAGGGACACAACCGCAATACTGGTATGAGTTCGGGAGTTCAATAGGCATCGAGCCGATACCGGACGGCACATATTCCCTGCGCCTTTATGTCGCTGATATGCCTAAAATGGCTCACCTTTCTTTTTCTTCTTTCACTGAAGGTGTTGGAGTGACTGAATGGACAGATTCAGGATCTGGATGGACTTGCGGAGCTACCGCAGCGCACGCGGGGGCTGGCCCGGATACATTGACTTATAACACTGCTTTAGCCACAGCTAATTGCAATATCACGATTGTCTTTACTGTATCAGGGGTAGGGACAGGTGGAAGCGTCACCCCGGTTATAGGGACGGCTGGCGTAGCAGTTACTACTAATGGCGTTCACATGCAGACCATTGCCGCTACGACTCCGTGGACAATAGCATTTTCCGGGTCAAACACCATAACCATTGATGATTTGCGAATCTACAAGGAAGCGGACTTTGCTTCAGCAACCGACCAGACCGAGCTACCTTCAGCATGGCAACACCTTATGGTTCTATATGCGACTTATAACGGATTGCTTAAGGACAAACGAGTCGCACCGGCGCAAATGCTTGAAAGTATTTATAACAACGAACTTGTTTATTTGAAACAGAATATTGTGGAAGTCATACCGGATGGAAGAAACAGTTTGAAATATGGGTGAGGATTATAACCGTGGGAACCTTAACTATAACCAATATTATCAACAACGTCAGAAGCGCATTAAACGAAACATCAACTACTATGTTGAGCGATGCGGAACTAACGATTTTAATTAATGACGGCTATAAGGACATTTGCGCCAAGGCGTTGTCTTATGAAAAGAAAATTACCAAAGATAACATTTCCACATCGCAGAAGATTGTTCCCCTTGTTGGTGAAAATGTTGCAAGAATTAATTATGTGGAATACAAATCAGGCACAACCGAGGGCGGGAAAGGAATGATGTGTGTTCTTCCTCAGGCAGTAGGTCATATTCCCATTAACACCAACGCCCCCCAATACTGGTATCAATGGGGAGAGTATTTAGTGCTTGAGCCTCTTCCAGACGCTGCGACGTATGACCTGTCTGTATATGCCTCATGTTATCCAAGCGCGGTTCTGGTGGCAACGTCAGCGGATTTACCGGCCTCTGATTTACCTGTGGAGTTCCATGAGGATGTTTATTATTTTACCTTGGCTTTTGCGGCATTAAAGTTGAAACGCTGGGCAGACGCCGCCACGGCTTACAACAGATACATTGCGGATATTCAAATCAAACGGATGCAATACATTACGAAACAGGTTGATATAAGAATGACTCACGAACTTCCTGAAAGCGTGACGATGGGAGAGCAACAATAATGGGCAAGGGCGGGAATGTAACTATTCAGAAAGAACCTCTACAGCCAGTCCAGCCGGTTGAAGGTGAAAAGAAGCAGAAAGTAAGTATCCCTTTAAACGGAAAACTGATCACCTCGGAAGATCCGGTGGTAGTAGGGAAAAATTTCAGAACGTTGACAAACATGAGATATGGCGAAGTATCTCCACGTTCAATATCCGGAATGACAAAGATTAATTCCAACGTGATAAATGAAACATACCTGAAAACAAGAAACGCTTTTCAGTTCCGAAAGATTCAGACGGATTCAATAGAGTCGCATATATTGGCCCAGGCTTATAACACCGGCTTAACTGCATCAAAGGTTTGCGAAAATACAACATCCCCTCCGGCAACAGGAGACTTTACCGCTACGGAGGTTTGGGCTGATGACCCCGACGCCGGTTACGGGTTTTTCTCAGACGCACCTGACGGAAATGTTGTTTACTGTAACGGGGCTGAAACTTGTATCTGGGGTGGAGACGAATCAAGGATAGCTACTTTTATTTTATCAACTGCTGTGGTTGGAGATGATGGTTCAGTTACACAACCCAAAGAACTTACAGAAGCCATGCAAAATAGCAGTACTACTGCTGATAATGTTTGTCATCTTGGTGGTGAAATCGACTCATATACTAAATTCTTATGGCACTGCGATGGCGCAGACGGAGATACGGCAGACCAGACCGCTACAACCGGGCAGACGATTTCTCTGGAAGGAAACGCCCAACTGGATACTGGCTATAAAAAGTTTGGCACAGCGGCATTATTGCTAGACGGCACAGGGGATTACGCAACAGTGCCCGACAGTGATGACTGGTACTTTGGAACAGGTGATTTTACGATTGATATGTGGGTAAAAATTGTCCTTGGTTCTGAAGGTGGTTTTTGCGGGCAATATGTTGATGCTAATAATTTCTGGTCTTTTTACTATTCTTCTTCAGCGGAAGAGATGATTAATTATCGTTTTAAGATTATTTCCGCAGGAGTGGAAGAATCTTATTATGGTTGGAGTAGTAGTATAACTTCTGCATGGGTTCATGTTGAATTAGTAAGAAGTGGTTCAAATTTAAAACTGTACCTTAATGGAACACTTTCTCATCAAATATTCACATCTGTCTCCATTAATGCAGTCCCCAACCTTGCCGCACCTCTTGAAATAGGCGCTTGTGAAAACCATACAAAAGTATTTAATGGTTCCCTTGATGAGTTCCGCATTTCCAAAGGGATTGCAAGGCATACTACTAACTTTACTCCGCCAGCTTCTCCTTATTCTCCACCTTCAAGATATTTTTTAGTTGGTTCGCTACGCCCACTTCAAGGAATAAAATTTTATGTAAGTCAGGCTAATACGGTTGCTTCTACGTTAACCTGTAAAGTATGGAATGGTTCCACGTGGGACCCACTTACAATAGTAGACAACACAGACACAGGAGCTTCTTTAGCAATAACCGGTGTAGTATCTTTTTCTTCCACCGTTAATACAGCAAGAATTAAATTTATCGAAGGTTACTTTTTATATTGGTATCAATTTTATTTAGATGGCGGTGAAGCGGAAATCTACAAGGTAACTCTTGATGCTCCATTTCAGAAAATGGTTGATTTCTGGGATGGTGAAGACAGGCTGTGTGCCGTATTTTATAAATACACGACAACTTATATTGATTATACCATTAATGTTGCTGAAGATAATTATGACACGACATACGCTGACACCTACGCTGATTTAAGTAGTCTGGCCGCATACAGCGGCGAGGGGGGTAACTGTCTTTATATCGGGTTCTTTGAACAGATGATGGCGATTAACTTTTCCATCCCTTCCGACAGGACGAATTCTACCGCCTCAACAGTTATATCAGTGGATTACTGGGATGGAACTGAGAGGAAATCAGTAGGTACCGTAACTGATGGAACGTCAGAAAGTGGTATTTCTCTGGCAAAAACAGGAACGATAAGTTGGAATCCGCCCGATCCACAGGCGGAATTTAAAAAGACTATCTTCAATACAAACTTGCCTTTATATTACTACAGAGTGAGATGGGATAAAGCCTTGGATGCTTCGACAGGTATTTATCATGTGTCCGGCATTCCTGCCCCAAAGAAAATCAAAGGATATAAATTCCCGATCTACGCACAGGACAGATTGATGCTTTGCGGAAACAAAGACGGAGCACAGAACACGATTTTAATATCAGCCTACGAAACCGCGCAGGTATTTAATGGTGAAGACAGCTCAGAAATATCGTTTGGTAATTCAGATGCGCTTAACTGTGGATGTACGTTATTTGCAATGTACGGTTCTCTTCTTTATAACATAACGATGTTATTTAAAGATTCGGAAATTTGGGGACTGGTTAACAGTGATAACAGATGGCTGAAATATCGTATAGCTGAAACGACAGGATGTCCGGCGCCTTTAACTTTGGTGACTTGTATTATCCCTCCACGGGAAGGACAGGAACAAAACAACAGATCATTTGCTATCTGGATGGCTGCGGACGGAGTTTACACATCAGACGGTAGACATCCGACTTGTGTATC